GGCGAGTGGATTTCAGTGTGCGGCAAGTCCAACGTAGGCACCGCGAGTTACGTCAACGCATCGCTGAACACGCGAGAAGATCAGTAAATGCTGCTTCCGTTACTGCTTAACAATCTTTTAAGCTCCGCACTAGGCATGGAAGAGGAGTGGTGATGAGCAAGAACCTAATAGACCAGCTTACTATCCACGAAGGGAAAAGAAACTTCGTCTATAAAGATACCACAGGACACTGGACTATCGGCATAGGGCGGAACATCTCCGAAGGCGGGATGGGCCTATCAGACGAGGAAATACACCTTCTCCTACGAAACGATATTAGACGAATAGACAACGAGCTAGCTAAAGCGTTTAAGTTCTATATCGACCTAGACCCTGTAAGGCGGGACGCGCTGATTAACATCTGCTTCAACGTAGGACTTCCGAGACTCAAGGGCTTTAAGCTCGCTTTAAGGGCATTAGAGGTCGAGGACTACGAGGAGTCGGCATTAGAGTTCCTTGACTCTCGGTGGGCAGAGCAGGTAGGGCAAAGGGCTAAAGACGTAGCGTACATGATACAGACAGGCTTATACCCACAATGAACCTAGACATATCGCTACTACCCTGGCAGCAAGAGGTCTGGAACGACCCCACGAGATTCAAAGTGGTCGCCGCTGGACGAAGAACAGGCAAGTCAAGACTAGCTGCCTATCTTCTGTTGGTAAACGCCCTCCAGACAGACCGTGGCAACGTATTCTATGTCGCGCCCACACAGGGGCAGGCACGAGACATTATGTGGAACACTATCCTTGAGGTAGGCCAAGGGCTTATCGAGAGTTCCCACATTAACAATTTACAGATCAAGCTAGTCAACGGGATTACGATTTCGTTGAAAGGTGCGGATAGACCAGAGACTATGCGAGGCGTAAGCCTTAAATACCTAGTTCTGGACGAGTACGCAGACATGAAGCCGGACGTATGGGAATTAATCCTACGCCCCGCTCTAGCCGATCTCAAGGGCAGCGCCTTATTTATCGGCACACCAATGGGTAGAAATCATTTCTATGAACTCTACAAGTTAGCCGAGTTAGGCTTAGATCCCGATTATAAGGCGTGGCACTACACCAGCTATGACAACCCCATTCTTGAGAAGGAAGAGGTTGATAAAGCTAAGAAATCTATGAGTTCCTATGCGTTTAGACAGGAATTTATGGCGTCATTTGAGGCCAGAGGCTCCGAGATGTTCAAGGAGACATGGATTAAGTTCTCAGAGGACGAGCCCGAGGGTGACTACCATGTCGCCATCGACTTAGCAGGCTTTGAAGAGGCTGGGAAAAAGACTAAGTCAAAAAGACTTGACAACACTGCCATAGCTGTGGTAAAAGTCTCCCAAGCAGGATGGTGGGTTAAGGATATTATAGTCGGAAGATGGACTTTAGACGAGACTGCCACCAAGATATTCCAGATTGTGCGTGATTATGAGCCGGTTTCAGTCGGAATCGAGAGAGGCATCGCTAAACAGGCGGTAATGTCTCCTTTAACCGATTTAATGAAGAAGAGCGGCAGGTTCTTTAGGGTTGAAGAGCTTACTCACGGCAACAAGAAGAAAACAGATAGGGTAATGTGGGCGTTACAGGGACGTTTTGAGAACGGATTAGTCACTCTGAACAAGGGTGAGTGGAATACACAGTTCATGGACGAGCTGTTCCAGTTTCCAGACTCCCTCACCCACGACGATATGATTGATGCGCTGGCGTATATAGACCAGTTAGCCAAAGTGTCTTACTCGGCAGACTACGAGGAAGATGATTTCATCGCGCTCGATTCAGTAGCTGGATACTAAATATGCTAGATTCAAACGAAGAGACGATGACAAGCACCGAAACTCTCGATAGCTGGATTATGGAGAAGCGGGATGCGTGGAGATCGCACTTCTGTAACAACTACGAAGATAAGTTCGATGAATACTACCGCCTGTGGAGAGGAATCTTCTCCGAAGAGGACAAGACTAGAGAGTCAGAACGCTCAAAGATCATCTCCCCCGCACTCCAGCAGGCTGTTGAGTCGTCTGTAGCAGAGATTGAAGAGGCAACCTTCGGAAGAGGGCGCTTCTTTGATATGCGTGACGACCTCATGGACGAAGACTCTACCGACATTGAGTTCCTTAGAGACCAGCTATACCGCGACTTCCAAAGAAACAAGGTGCGCAAGGGCGTAGCGGAGTGCTTAATCAACTCTGCGGTGTACGGTACGGGTATTGCCGAGATAGTGATCGAGCAAGAGAAGGAAATGAAGCCTGCCAAGCAGGATATGATGGGCGGTCAGCTCCAAGCTGTAGGCGTAACAATCGCAGACAGGACTGTGTGCAAGCTGAGGCCAATACTTCCACAGAACTTCCTGATCGACCCTGTTGCTACGTCCGTAGATGATGCAATAGGTGTCATCATTGACGAATACTGCTCCCCTCACGAGATTGAAATGCTCCAAGAGTCCGGCGTATACCGTGATGTAGCGTTCGACCTGACCTATCAGGACACCGCTCTTGACGCAGACAAGGAATTGAACTCTCAGCCAGAGGATAAAGTCCGTAGAACCAAGTATTTCGGCCTAGTCCCTAGAGAATTACTGGATGACGCAGAAGAGTACGAAGATTTAGACGAGGATGATGATGATTCATTCTACGTTGAAGCGATTGTGGTTATCATTAACGGCTCCACTATCGTTAAGGCTGAACGCAACCCCTACATGATGAATGACCGCCCAGTAATAGCCTTCCCGTGGGACATAGTTCCAGGCAGGTTCTGGGGCCGTGGTGTATGTGAGAAGGGCTACAACTCACAGAAGGCATTGGACGCAGAGCTAAGAGCGCGTATTGACGCACTTGCCCTCACGATACATCCTATGATTGCGATGGATGCCTCCAGAATGCCTAGAGGGGCAAAGCCAGAGGTAAGACCTGGCAAGATCATCATGACTAACGGGAATCCGGCAGAGATTCTCCAGCCCTTCAACTTCGGGCAGGTTTCACAGATTACATTCGCACAAGCGGGTGAGCTACAGCGCATGGTTCAGACAGCCACTGGCGCAGTTGACTCCGCAGGCATCTCTGGTTCTATCAACGGCGAAGCTACTGCCGCTGGTATTTCCATGTCGTTGGGAGCAATCATTAAGCGCCACAAGCGTACTTTGATTAACTTCCAAGAGTCGTTCCTAGTCCCAATGATCGAAAAGACTGCGTGGCGTTATATGCAGTTTGAGCCAGAGCTTTATCCGGTAGCTGACTACAAGTTTGACATTACCTCCTCGCTCGGCATTATCGCCCGTGAGTATGAGGTAACTCAGCTCGTTCAGCTCCTCCAGACTATGCCGCAGACCTCTCCGGCGTATATGGCTCTGATTGAAGCTGCGATTGATAGTATGAATCTATCAAACCGCGAAGAATTGATAAAGATGTTAAAAGCATCCGGTCAGGTCTCTCCTGAACAGCAGGCAGCACAAGAAGCAGCTCAGAAGCTGCAGAGTGACTTCCAGCAGTCTCAGACAAACGCTCTTAACGGGCAGGCAGCGGAATCTCAGGCGAGAGCATTGAAGATGACTGCCGAGACAAAGGCTATCCCTGTTGAGCTTGAGACAGATCAGATTAAGGCCATTACGAGCAACCTATCAGTAGGCACCGCAGACGACAAAGAGTTTGAGCGTAGGCTAAAGGTTGCTGACAGAGTAATGAACGAGAAGAAAGTGAACCTGTCAATCGCTAAGGAGTTGCTGTGATTACCCAACAAGACTTACAGGCGGTTGTATCTCAAGTAAACGGGATACTCCAGAACCTAGAGAAGCGAATCAAAGCCATTGAAGAAGCAAAGCAAGAGCCGAAGCAAGATCCCAAGCAAGGTAAGTCCAAGTGACAGACGAAGAATACTACAACATCATGGACGATATGTTTGCGTCAGATGGATGGAAGCAATTGATGGAAGAGCTGGCTGAGAACGCCAGTAACATAAATTCTGTTGAGGCAACGAAAGATGAGAATGACCTGTTCTTCCGCAAAGGGCAGCTAAACAGTCTCGCTTTCATCCTCAATTTGGAATCTACCCTTGACCATAACAGGAAAGAGGCAAGCAATGAGAGTCTTTGATTATCAATGTAAGAACGCTCATGTATTTGAGTGTTTTGTCAGAGATGATTCAGAGCAGCATTGCCCTCACTGTAATGAGATTGGTAGTCGGATGGTCTCTGCCCCACGAGCATACCTAGATCCTACGTCTGGAGATTTTCCAGGCGCTATGAATCGGTGGTTAAACTCGCGTGACAAGCAGATCGCAAAAGAACTTAAAGCTAACCAAGATTAGTCCGAAGCACTGGTGCGAAACAGTGTAACGGGTAGCTAAATTGGCCTATGAGGTTTGATAATGGCAGAACTAATAGATAGCGTTGAACAAAATGAAGAAGATTTCTCCGTACTCGATGAATCCAACGACCAAGAAGTTATGGAGGAAGAGAGACAATCGGAAGTTCCCGACAAGTACCGAAACAAGTCTATTCAAGACCTGGTAAAGATGCACCAAGAAGCTGAATCCCGCATCGGTCAGCAAGGGTCAGAGGTAGGCGAGTTACGCAAAGTCGTAGACCAATTCATTCTCACGCGATCTGAGGAAAAAAAGCAGGAACCCGAAGAGGAAGTTGACTTCTTCTCCGACCCTGATAAGGCTGTTGATAAGAGGATTAGCTCCCACCCTGCAATTAAGCAGGCGCAAGAGTACGTTACTCGCTCACAGCACGAACAGGCTAAGAGTGCGCTAATGACGAAGCACCCTGATGCCGCCACGATTGCTGGAGACCCTGCATTTGCAGAATGGATTCAGTCAAGTAAGTGGCGTAAAGAGTTGTATTCAAGAGCAGACAGTCAGTTTGATACTGATGCCGCAGACGAGTTGTTCTCCCAGTGGAAATCAACTAAGAGCGCGTCAGCAAGTTTACTGGATGCGGAGAAGTCAGCTCGTAAGGATACTTTGAAGAAGGCGTCAACGGGGTCAGCGAAAGGAAGCTCTGAGCCGAAAGGTAAGACTTTCTATCGTCGACGGGACATTATTGAACTCATGCAAACCAATCCAGAACGCTATCATGCGATGGAGCCTGAAATAAGACAGGCTTACGCAGAAGGTAGGGTTCGCTAAATAGAGGCTACACATCATGGCTAGCGAAACATCAGGCGCGTTCTTTACCGCGAACGCAGTAGTAGATAAGACAGCAGCAGACAAGTTCATTCCGGAAATCTGGTCTGACGAGGTTATTGCTGCGTATCAGAAATCCCTCAAGATGGCGCCCCTTGTCAAGAAGATGAACTTCAAAGGCAAGAAGGGCGATGTTCTCCATCTTCCTAAGCCTACTCGCGGTGCTGCTGCGGCTAAGGCTGAAGCGACTGCGGTAACGATTCAAGCGAACCTTGAGTCTGAAACCACTCTGACGATTAACCGTCACTTTGAATACTCTCGCTTGATCGAGGATATTGTTAGTGTTCAGGCTCTGTCGTCTTTGCGCCAGTTCTACACCGAAGATGCTGGTTACGCACTTGGTCGTCAGATCGACAACGACCTATTCCGTGTAGGCACAGGATTTGGTAACGGCACCCTTGACCTCACTGTTGCCGTTTCAGGCACAGCGGTTGGCACTCCTTGGGTGAACACGAACACTCGATACATCGACGCATCTACAGGTCTGACTGCTTATGCAACAGACCAGGTTGTGTCTGGTGACGTGTTCACTGACGCAGGCTTCCGCGCTTTAGTTAAGGCGATGGATGATGCTGATGTGCCTATGTCTGATCGAAACTTCGTAATCCCTCCAGCCCTTCGCTCTGCAATGATGGGCATTGACCGCTACGTGTCTAGCGACTTCCGTGACGAGCGTTCTGTTCGTTCCGGCTTGATTGGTAGCGTGTACGGCATTGACATTTATGTCTCTTCTAACTGCCCGCTGATCGAGGACGCAACGTCCAACTCCACTGGTACTGTTGACCTGCGCGGTGCGTTCCTGTTCCACAAGGATGCAATTATCCTTGGTGAGCAGATGAGCGTTCGTTCACAGACTCAGTACAAGCAAGAGTACCTGTCTACTCTGTACACAGCCGACACGCTTTACGGTGTTCAGGCTCACCGCCCAGAAGCAGGCTTCGTGCTTGTTGTTCCTGATGCCTAAGTAAGAGACGGGGAGGTGTGACAGCCTCCCCTGTTTTACTACCATTAATTTATAGGGTATCCAGATGAGCGCATATACAAAGACCACAAACTTTACTGCAAAAGACGCCCTAATCTCTGGAAATCCATCCAAGATTGTTAAAGGCTCCGAGATTGATGACGAGTTCACGGCGATTGAAACAGC